TTATTGTGGAACAGATAAAGATTCAGGATTTTTTAGAGAGATATTCTCGCGTTGTAATTGAGCGTTTTTATACTTAAGATATTCTACATATTCTTCTACATCAATTGATATTTTGCCGTTTTCATCAGTATAAGTCTTAACTCCAGTAAGTAGCCAGTCCAAACTAACTTCTAATACCTGAGATACCATTAATAAAGTATCTGTCTCAGGTTTTGAATTGTCATTTTCCCACATTGAAACAGCCCTCTTACTACCCATTCCCACTTTATTGGCTAATTCTTCTTGTGTTAATTTTTTCTTTTTTCGTGCTTGTTGCAGTCGTTCTCCAAAAGTTTCCATAGTATGATTAGAAAAAAAGTTACCTTTTATTTGGACTTTGTGATTTTTAATGGTTATTTTTATGACATAAAATTTAGGTCTTAAAAATTACGTCATAAAATAACAAATAATTATGGAGAAAAGTGCAACAATGGTTGGCCCTCACATTATATCAGTAGAACACTGGAGAGAAAGGTATCTAAATGCGAAAAATAGAATAGAGAAAGAGTGTCCTATTTCTGTGATTCGAGTATTGATAAATGGGGATAAATACTATGATTCAGTAAATGGAATTAATGACTATAAAAATGTAAGTCAAGGTAAAGCTGGCATAGAGAAAACAAGCAAAGTTGTTTTAACTCTTGAAAAGTATTTAAGTAGAAATGATAGAAAAAGAAACCGTTCAACTACTAAAATATCATAGACATGGTGGATGTTAAGTTAGATGATATTTTAGCCATAGATGGAGGTCAATCCTATATCCTTTCCATTTACCCTGAATTGGAGCCATGCTTTGCCAATAAGAGTAAGAAGGTAAAGCTTAGGGATGATGATAAAACGGCTTCTACTGGAGTATATAAGCACAGGACTACCGGAGTTTGGATGGTCCATGATTTTGGTGGTGATCCTGATTTAAAAGCTACTACTGCTTTTAAGTTATGCATGATGGTTAATAGATGTGAATCTTCTGAAGCTTTTAAAATCATTGCCAAATTCTATAATATAGAACTCAAAAATTCAGCACCGGCCAAACCTACTTATTCCTCCAGGTCAGTAAAAGAAGGAGAAAAGCCAGGAGAGGTTTTAAACTTGGTTTATAAGGATTTGGAAGCTCATGAAGCTCAATTGATTCTTTCTAAGAATGCTTGGAATAGTATTGAATGGGCAGGTAAAAGAGCTAAAACCGATGAAGAGAGATTAGAATTTGCCCAGAAATTATTCCAATACTACCGGCTAAAATCCCTGCAGTCTTATGAGCAGGTTAAGTCTGATGGTAGCACCGTTCATATCTATAATGCCAATGAATCATTCCCTATGTTTGCCTTTGATGAAGGTACATTTCAGAAGATTTACAAGCCAAAATCAGAAGAGAAAGCTTATCGCTTCATGTATGCCGGTAAGAAAGTGGACAACTTTATCCATGGAATTCAGCAGCACAAATCAGTATTAGAGCAAAACATCAAGATCAATGCTGATCGCTTGATGAATGCAGAATCTCATAGTGAAGCTGCAGCTGAAAATGAAAAAGCCAAAGAGAGCTTACCTGAGAAATTTCAAGAGATCATTCTTGTATCTGGAGGCTCAGATGCTATGAATTTAGCCGCTCTAGGGTACAAAGTCATTTGGATGAACTCGGAGACTGCCATATTAGATAAAGATGCAATTTCCAGCATTTATAAGCTTTGCTATGATTTCTATAATCTACCTGATATTGATAAAACAGGAAGGTCTGCAGCTAAGAATTTAGCATCTATCTACCTTGATATTAAAACCATTTGGCTACCAGAAGAGCTTGCTCAGAAGAGCGATGGTAAAGGCGGTAAGTGTAAGGACCTAAAGGACTATCTGAAGCATAATAATGCTGAAAGCTTTAAGACATTATTCAAGGATGCTTTGCCCTTTAAATTCTGGGATGAAATGAGACTTTTCACTCCTTCAGGAGACCCTAGAATGAGATTTGGTAGACCTCTTTATGCTTATGAATTTAACAATGTTAGGGGCTATAATTTCCTTCAGATGAATGGATTTTACCGCTATGAGAATCTTAAGAATAAAGAAAAATTTGATTTGATTAAGATTGAAAATAATGTAGTTACAGTAGTACAGCCTAATGATGTGAAGGATTTTATTCACTCATTTTTATCTGAGAGAAGAGCTAGTGAGGACTTAAGGAATGCGATGTATCGAAGTGTTCAAATTTCAGAAAATAGCCTAAGCAATCTTAAAATGAAGGACCCAAAGTTTGACTATTTTGGCCCAGATTATCAGTATTTATTCTTTGAAAAAACTACTTGGAAGGTTACAAAAAACTCCATTGAAGCTACAAAAAGTCCAGATACTTATGTATGGGACTATAAAATTTTGAAGCCAAAAGAGTTAAAGACTCCTGGCATGGAATTTATGCCTAAGATATTATCTCCTTTCTTTTCTATTTCTGAAAATGGGAATAAGTGGGACCTTACATTTTGCCCAGAGGAGCAAATGCCAGATTTCATGAAGTTCATTATACAGACATGCCGGATTCATTGGAAGGTAGAACTTGAAACAAGATTAGAGCTTTTAGAAAATAGTACCGATGCTACTGCTCATTTTGCAGAATATAATATCCCACAGGACCAGCAAAAGCACATCTTTTCATTCAATACTATTGATTCTCATTTGGAGTATAAGAAGGCCAATCAATTTAAATTGGATGGTTCATTACTTACTGATAGTGAGATCCAAGATCAGAAGTTGGCCTTTGTCAATCGTATTTTTTTAATCGGTTATATGCTTCATAAGTATAAGGACCAAACAAAAACTTGGGCTGGAGTATTAATGGATTACCGAGTAAGTGAAGAGGGAGCTAGTAATGGTCGAGCTGGAAAGGGATTATTTGTGAAAGGATTAAAAGCCATGCTAGACTATTTTCATATCGATGGCCGGGTTCCTAACTTTTTAGCAGATAAGCACATTTTTGGTGGGGTTAATAAAGGGAATGATATGATCTACATTGAAGATGTGGGGGAGTCATTCAACTTCACAGAGCTATTTGCTAAGATCACTGGGTCCTTGGAGGTCAATCCAAAGAATCAAATGAAGGTTACTCTAGAAGAGGAGGAGTTTGGGAAGTTTATCATTGATACCAACTTCGCTGATAAATACATGGATGGCTCTTCTAAAGGCCGTAAACTTTGGTCTGTATTTTCTGATTATTACCATGAAGATTTAGAGCATTATAGAGAGGTTAGAACTCCATTTACTGAATTAGGTAGAAGGATGTATAGCAACTGGGACCATGCTGAATGGAATCAGTTTTACAACTTCATGGCTCATTGCTTACAATTCTATTTAACTGTTTCAGAACAGGCCGTAAAAATAGATCCTCCTTTTGCTAATATCCTGAAGAGAAACAATTTGGCCATCATGGGCGAAAACTTTAGACAGTGGGCAGATACATTCTTTGTAGATCACTTGGATGAAGCCATAGAAAGAAAAGTAGCTTTTGAAAACTTCATGCAGACCTCCAATCAAACCAAATTTTCAAGTCAATCATTCTTTAAGAAATTGGCAGCATGGGCTGATTTTATGGGATATGTTCTAAATCCTCAGCATATACCAGGATGGACAAAAAGTGGTGATGCCAGAAAGCATGGTTATATCAGAAGGAGCGTGCCAGCTAAAGAGTATGGAAAGCATACTACTGTAGAGTACATCTACATTCAAACGAATCAGCATGTTAAACCACCAAGTAAAGATGACCTCCCATTCTAATGAAGCCAGAGCAATCAATTTTATTCATAAGTAAGACAAGTCGGGACATATATGGCCTGATATCTGAAAACAGATTTAAGAACTATAGTACGGGTTCAATCGGAGAATTAACGGATGACCAGGTAAAGAAAAACCTGGTTATTCCAGTCCCCTTGAATGTCCTAGTTAATAAGCACCCACTTTTATTAGACTTAATCGATTCACTAGGATTAACCTCCTGCAAACCAGAAGAATTATGAGAGCTGTAGATGAACTAAAATTACTTGAATGCGGATTTCAAATTGTCCGTTTTCGCATTGATCGGAGTAAAGCTGGCATTAAGAAGTATGTCATTGACCTTAGAACTAAAAGACAGGAGTGGCTTTTGCTTAGTTCATTCAAAAGAAAAAATGAAGCCCAGGACTCTTATTTCAAACTACTTAATTCACCCAAAATAATAGCTCATGATCTTAATTAGTATGCTCCTGGTAATACTTCTGAGTGAAGGTATTATTCAGAAGTTCAAGCTCATTCACTGGGCTACGGTAATGTTAGATTACATCGAACTGCCCTTGATGATTTTATTGTGTACTCAAAGGGATATCCGGACTCGATGCCATGCGATGTCTGGATATCGGAGGTCTTCCATAATCTTTAGGCTGCTCAATTTTACATTCAAAATACAGTAGGGAAATCTAAAATTGGATATCCCATTAAATCAATAAATAGAGATGAAAGCTAAAACTAAAATACATGTCAAATGTAAGCAGTGCAGGAACTATTTGCCTGTATCTGGAAGCACTGAAGGTCTTTGTAGTGCTCGTCATATTATTCATGAAGGTGAGATTAATTTATGCGATCAATTCAAGTATGATCTCGAAAAACAAACAGAGCAATTTCAAAAGTCAGTCGAAAAAATAGATTCTTACATCGATGGAGTAATGAAAGTTATAATTATAGTCATTCTACTAATTCAAATTTTAGGATTATGAAACTAAAAACATACATTTTGACAGTTAGTAGATACTATCCGTCAACACACCCAAGAAAAGGGCAGGAAACACATTTTGTTGGTAAAATAGGTAAAGTTTTATTGGGCTATTTAGAAGAAAAATATGGCAGACATGCTATTGGGGGTATAATAGACCTATACAATTTTGATGGAGGGTGGAAATTAGACCCAAAATATCATACCATGAGAGCTAATTACGGCTTATGGGAAAAGCGAATCAAAGAGGTTCAAGAGGGTAAGGCCGTTTTATCACTTCGCTATTGGGAAGGGAGGCCGTATAATTCAAATCAGGTAGAATTTGCCCAGCTTCATAAGGGTTCAGGGGTTGGGGTTCAGAAATTGGAATTTGAAGATGAAGAATTTGAAAATCCTGTCATTATCGGGCCTTTACATGACTTTTTTTTAAATAACATTGAATTATTAGCCAACAACGACGGCCTTAGCTTAAACGATTTCAAAGCATGGTTCAAAGGTTACAACATAAGCCAGCCTATGGCAATAATTCACTTTACTCCATTCAGATACTAATACCATGCAAAAATTAAAGCCATGAGAAAACAACCAAATATTTTAGGTTCGGAGAAATACGGAACTTCAAAAATGAAAGATAAAGAGTGTTTATTGTTCGTTGAAGCTGCATTGAAAAATACGGATGATATTCAGGAGGCAATTGATGATATGAGGATGATCGACGACATTCTATACATGAAAGCACTCCACAAAGTAGTACATGTAAATCATAAAAGTGGTACAGGCTTTGTAAGAAAAGGCTGGGGCTACTATGATATGTTAAATAAGATTATTGACTCAAGATTAAACAAAGAGCTATGAGCAATCCAAAATATACCCCCATGCAAATCCTTCGAGATAATATCAAGCGTGAAATTATAAATACGATGGATACCAAAAACCTTGAAAGAGGTGTAGCATATTTAATAGTCCTCAAAATGATAGAAGGGGATTCACTCGGAAAGCCTCTTTTAGAACAAGAGATAGAATGCTTGGAACGAGCATACCAATTTGGTATAAATACCCCAGATTTAATAAATGAAGCGGAAAGCTACTGTGATTTAACTTTTACCTTGGTTCCAATTTTTAAACAACTTGAAAAAAATGACCTTTTTTTAACCTAAAATTGACTTTGGGGGTTTTGCTTGATATTTATTATTAGATGAACAATACAGTTCATCACTTAAATAAAATACAATGAAAATACCCCACAAAAAATCCTGGTTTGTCACATTATTAGGAAGCCCAAGTTTACTTCATTACGATAGTTTAAAATCTGATTGTATTTCAGAATCTGAAAATGGAGGAGTTCTCCTTGAAAATGATGAAGGCTTACGAACTATTTGTATAAATCAGGCAGAAGTTGAAAAATGGTTAATTGATAACCATTTGCCATAATTAAAGGGGATTTTTCCCCTTTAATTTTTATGCCTTTCCAATCAGGGAAACAGCTAACCATAACTTTCTCATAACTCTTGCTTTCTAATTTTCGATTTGTGGTCCATTAGTTCTAAAATTGGGCTCACCATAAATATTTAGAAAATGGAAAAGATCAAGATTACAAAAACACTTACCTGGAAACAAAAGTCAATTTCTTTGACAAAATCTGTTAAGCTACCAGCAGCTTTTATTTCTTCGATCCCCATAATCATCATAGATGATGAACATATTGAAATACCCAAAGATAGCTTAGCATTTAACGTAAATGACTTATCCTATTATGCTCAAATTTCAGTCAATTTATCGCGAAAAAAAGAGGACCTAGACAAATTCATGAAATCTAATGAAGAGTCATTTAAGGGCTGGAAGTTCGATAGACTGAAGCTTGAAGAGTTCAAGGAATACATAAAGAATAATCCCTGGAAACCTCAAGATGTAAGAGGGTTATTTTACTAGCTGCATACTTCCATCACCGTTGAAATGTAGGAAATGTCGAACCATTCAGCGAACATCTGAAAGCTTCTATTTTGTGGCCACAAAATCACTTCTGGACACCAATCTAATAGCTTAGCTGAAAAGATGCTCTCATAGTTGGATTCTAGCCATTGCTTGAGCTCAGGAATAGTTTCTCTTTCATCTACGATGTAGGCAAATCCTTCCAGGTTACTAAATTCAATTTCTAGGCTCGGGTTAATAGCTTCATACCAGTTTTTGAAACCATGGCCGTAATGTAGAACTATGACATTCTTATTTAAATAGCTGTAGTACATATTTGGAATAGATTAGGTTATTAGCCTAATTTAGCTTCAAATACTTACATAGATGAAGAATATTATAATGATCGAGCATGAAGCTATTGAGTCAGCTGCAGAGCACTCTTACAGTAAACTAAGTGAGATCTGGGTCCAGATGAGAAAGGATATCGCTGAAGGGAACCAAATCCGGGTAAATACTAAATCAAAGCGAATCATTGGCCATGGATTTAAAGACCTATATGATCTTACAACACTGAATCTATTCATTAACAAATTTGAGGCTGAATTTGGGGATATAATTGGCATAAATCCTGATAAATAGCTCTATCCTATATTCCTGGTTAATACTTACGGCAACTTTCAAGGTTGCCGTTGCTATTTAACATATCTCCATTCCCAAAATCCCAAAATAGTTCAATATTTTCAACTTGTTTGGCTTTAGCCTCAAAATCCCCTTTTACCCCACTTCCTAAAACCTGTAAACATTTATGTTATTTATGTTATTGGTACGAATAAACAATAAGGTCTTGACAATCAGAAGATTATATATAATATAAATAACTATAAAATTTATGTTAATAATATAAAATAACATAAACCTAGATCACTGTCTAGCTCCGAAATTTCAGCTCACATAAATTAACATAAATCGGATTTTGCTTCTAACATAAACAATAAAAATCGTAAATTATTGAAAATCAATTAGTTGTGATGAAATTTATAAATAACATAAATAATATAAATTTTTTACAAATCAGCAACAAGGAGTTAAGAGCAAAGAGTAGCAAAATCAGCCACTAATTATTTAAAATTAAAATAGTACAATATGTCTTGTCATTGCTTGCATATTTTCCCGTAAAATGACATCTTTGTCAAAAAACTATAGCTATGATTTTGACTATTCAAGTGAAGCCATTTGTGAAGCATTTAATTACTAAGCAATATGGTTCTGGAAAGAAGCCAATAGATGTCCGTTTAAATTCGGATCTAGGTTATTTATTTTGGTTAGGATTTGGAAGCAGGTCCATTGCAGAAGATGTATTACATGGATTGAAGGGTGAAGGAGTATTGGAGCTGGAAAAGGAGGAACATCTGGTAGAGCTTCAATTTTACTTGGGAGGTCGATTTGACCGAGAAGTATTGACTGATAGCTCCATCAAGAAAATGACCAATATGCTGGAGTCCTATTGTCGCATATTTATGAAGGGATTTGCCACTGGCTATAAATGCCTGTTAAATTCTACGACAAACAGTGCCGTAGTTTTTCACCGGATTTATGATTTTACTGAAGAAGTGTTGACAGAGGATAATGCCATTAAAATCATCCAGCGAGAGTGTGCCGAAATTCATACTCCATTTATTGATAAAAAGAGTAAAAGATCTCAAGTATCTTACAAATGATAATTAGTCCTTTATTAGTCTGATTATTAAAGAGTTATAAGACTAAATTGTCATGGAAACAAGAAATTTTGAAAGCTGGAGTGGCCTTACAAATGGTAAGCAGGTAAAGGACCTATTTATTTTTAATCGAAAATACCTCGAGTCAATTGATGCCAATGGGTCTTCAATTAGACCAGGTGGATTAAGGATGGCTCATGATACTATTATCTATAATTTGAAGCAGCTATTTAGCACATGTATTTATTCGGAGAATGTAGATAAGCCTTCATCTGGAGCTTTTAGCATGCATTCCTTTAATATTGATGTTCCTGCAGTAAACTCCCAAATGCTCACTTTTCTTCGAAAGCAGAATTTGGAGTACTGTGCCATTTTTAGAGATGGAAATGAAGTGTTATGGTTTTGCGATGCTAGTTTAGAGATTACCATTAAAAAAACAGTAGCGGATAAAAATAGTAATCAAATAATTCTTTCGGGCCCTGCTACTAGTCCAGCTTATATGATGGATGATGTGTCTTTGGAAGATATAATGATCAGTGCTGAATTTAGTAATGAATTTAGTACAGATTTTAACTCATAGACAATGACTCCAGAAGAATTTGAATCAGGTGTAAATAATATTTTAGATTCTACTAAACCAAAAGGGATAGATGGTTCTAAAGGAATTACCAAGGCAATTTTTAAACAGATTGTAGCATTTTTTAAGAGTCTACTAACGGAAACTATTAATATAGCATCTTCAGCTGGATACAAAGGTTTAACTTCAGTTACATCTATTACTATTGGAACCGGTTCAAAGACATTCACTACCAATAAAGCATCAACAAGTTCAGCGTTTATTGCTGGATTAAGAGTGAGAGTAATAAATACAACTACTCCTACTAATTATATGGAAGGTGTAATTACTTCCTTTACCAGTACTACTCTAATTGTAATTGTGGATTATGTGGCTGGCTCCGGTACTTACGCTATTTGGGAGATCGCTGTAGCTGGTCAAAAAGGATTAGATGGATCCAATAGCGTGGGAGGTACTCAGAACTTCCTTCAAAAATTAAATTCAGCTTTAGGTTTTGTTAATAGTCTTATCTATGATAATGGTACTGGAGTAGGTGTAAATACTACAAGTATTGGAAGTCATAAGTTTACCGTTGAAGGGGATACAAACGTAAATGGTATTCTTTATATTACAGAATGGCAAGCATTTGCTAATACAGTTGGTTCCATATTAGGTATTGGAGGATTAGTTGCTAGTCAATTTTCTCAAATAGATTTCTACACAAATGGAGTGATTTCTTATAAAGTAAAATCAGCTGGTCAAGTAGAATTTCAAAATTACATTGACTCTCCATACTATAAAATGGGATCATGGAAAATCTTAGATTTTGTAAGCAATACTCTTAAATTGGGGGGTATTAATCCAAGTGAGTGGACAGCAGTTGAAATTCATACATCAGGTAGCGTAAGAGTTAGAATAACCGCATCTGGTGTGGAGATTAATTCTTTGGGAACAGGAACGGTTTATTCAAATTCTGGAATTCTAACAAACACAAATCCTTCAGACAAAAAATTAAAAAAGGGTATTAATCCTATTGCATACGGTTTAAATGAAATACTTCAATTGACTCCAGTAACCTATTTTTGGAAGGAAGATAAAATAGAACAGGGTATTCAATTTGGATTTATTGCTCAGGATGTTAAAGAAATTATGCCAGACTTAGTTAAAGAAGGAGAGGGGTATTTAGGACTAGATAAGGAGGCTATTTATACTGTATTAGTAAAAGCAATTCAAGAATTAAAAGCAGATGTAGATTCATTGAGATCAGAGATAAATCGCTAAAAAAGCTATGAGTAAAACATATAATTGGATAGTTTCTAAAGTAGAGGCTATTCCACAATTAGGAGAATTAACTAATGTAGTATCTGATATTCATTATCGTAGAGTAATTACCGATGAAAATGGAAAATCAACCGATATTTTTGACATTGCTCAGATTCCAGCTCCTTCAGATTTAGAAGTATTTATTCCTGCTGATAAGTTGACTTTTGATGATTATTGCATTATGCTTGAAAAGCACCTAGAGGTTAAAAAAATTGATCAATTATTGGATGAAAAGTATGCAAATATTTTTCCTCCTATTCTAAAGGTAGAACTACCATTAGCTTGGATTAAGGAAATTGAACAGGATCCTACAAGTAGTGAGGAGCAAATAATTATAGAATAGGCTATGGGTTAAAGGCGAATATTTAGGGTTTTGTTTAAAGGCTACTTTTTAAGTAGCCTTTTTATTTGAAACTGTCCTATTTTTTTTTAAGAGCATAATGGAGTTTTGCTCTATATGATAGAAAACCTTATTTCTAAAACTTGGGCCCTGGAGCCTCGTTTTCACGAGGTTCAGGCCGCATTTTTACTGAAAAGAATTAATCAAGGAAGCTCTTTTGACCAATTGAGTGAGAAATGGGATCTTGATAAATCTAAGTCTAGCCACTTACCGGAATTGATAAAATTCGCTGCAGCATCTAGTTCAAATGATTCATTAAGTCAGGCAAATTCAACTCAAGGAGTCGCTGTTATTCGCATTATAGGATCAATGACTAGATATGGTGGCCTTTGCTCCTATGGTTCTGAAGATATTGCTTCTTGGATTTTGGAAGCTAATACAATGCCTGAAGTATCAGCCATTGTTATACAAATTAACTCTCCAGGTGGTGAAGTTGATGGAACTGAGATGTTAGCCAATGTGGTGAAAAACTCTCAAAAGCCAATTGTTGCTCATGTGGCAGGAATGGCAGCCAGTGCCGGCTATTGGGTAGCATCACAAGCAACTGAAATCATGATGGAAAGCAAAACTACTTCAGAAGTAGGTTCTATTGGTGTTTTAGCTATGCATGTGGACTCTTCTGCATTCTTAGAAAAAGAGGGTCATAAAGTAACGATTATACGTGCTGATGGGTCAGAAGATAAAGCTCTTTTCAATTCAGTTGAACCATTATCTCAGGATGTTCTAGCCAGTGTTAAAGCTGATTTGAATGTCTATCGAAAGGCTTTCATTAATATGGTTAAATCAGCTAGAAAGGATATTTCTGAAGATGTATTTTCAGGTAAGATGTTTTTTGGTTCTGAAGCTCTAAAGCTAGGAATGGCTGATTCTATCGGGTATATAGGTGATGCTGTATCAAGAGCCTACCAATTGTCTAAAAAGTAAATCTAAAATCAAATACAATGTTTAAAACACTTGCAAACTTATTTTCCTTGGCAGATCAAGGTGATAATTCTTCTCAAAAAGAAGAGAACAAAAATGTAGATGGACCTACTCCAGGTGATGAGGATTCTACTCAAACTACTGAAGATGCAAATGAGCAAGAGGATGAATCAACTGATGCTAATGAAAGTAATCCAGCTGAAGCATCTTTAAACTCAGTATCAGCTGAAGCTTCAATTGTTTCTCCAGAGCGTTTAGCTTCTCTTTTAGCAGCTGAAAACGAGCTTAAGTCATTTGGGGCTACTCGTGAACAAAGAACTGCATTTTTGGCAGAAGCAAAACAACTTCATACCTGGCATAGAAACCTTGTTTCTTTAGGTATTAAGGGGATCAAGTCAGATGCTTCAGCTGAAGGTACTAAAAAGACAAAATACGAGAGCGAAGTTACTCGTCAAGCTAAGCAAAAAGCTGGCCAATAATTATTGCACTAAATCAATCAGAAATAAAATTGTAACCAAAAGAAGAAATGGCAGATTCATTAAAATTATCAGACATTGCAGAAGAGCTTCAAGGTGTAGCTACTGATGGAAAAGATCATATTTTTGAAGAGGTTTATGGCCTTGGAGAGAATGAAGCTGATGCAGAGAATGGCATTGTAGCGATGGCAGATTATGCTGCTGAATTAGATACTCCTAATGAGGTGGTATTGACAAAAATTTACGCTTCTGGAGCATTACAACCAGGAGGAATTAAACTTGCTTCAGGAAAGGTATTTAACCCAGTAAATGATTCTCTTGGTGTTAAACCTCGTAAGGCAAAAGTGGAGCCTATTGCCATGAACTTTTTATTAACTCAAGAAAAGTTAGAGATTTTGAAAAAATCCTACCTTTCAAGTGTTCGTAAAAATAGCATAGCTAATGATGTTTTACCATTTGCGGATTACATCTTTAATGCTATCATGTCTGAAGCAAAAGAGGAGCTTAGAACTGCTTATTTCCAAGGAATTCACAATGCTGAAGGAACTAGCCATTTGGCTATTTTTGATGGCTGGAGAAAGCAGATTTTGGATGCTATTATCTCGGAGGATATTCCTACCGGTAATGTGATTGAGACTGCAGTAATTTCTTCTACAAATGCTGTGGCTGAATTTGCAAAGATCGTTGAATCAGTACCTACTAAAATGTTAGGTAAAGTAGTTTGCTTAATTCCAAGAGCTTTAAAAACCAAGTATGAGAATGACTTTTTGACCAGATATGGATCGGCGTCATTCAATACTGGTATTAAAAAATCAGTAATTGCTGGTACATCTATTCCATTCTTAGTTGAGTCTGGTTTGGATGGTTTTACAAGACCAATCATTACGACAAGAAACAATTTTGTTCGTTTGTATGATTCAGCATCATCAAAAACTGATTTGACAATTGACTATGACAAGCGTGAGCGAAACATTGCTATTGTCATGGATGCTCAGGCAGGATGTGGCTTTGCTGATGGTTCACATATCTGGACAAACTTCACTGCTTAAGATCAATTTTATCTAGCCTGGAAACGGGCTAGATATTTTCATTCACTCGTAAATTTTAAATAAAATGGTAAATAGCTTAGCCGCATTAGACGGCCAAATGTTCCAAAAAGCGAATCCGGGGGGAGCCCGTACACTATTAGTTATTTTAGTAGCTGATATTGTTGGCAATTATCCTACAGCATCTCAAATTGATGAGGAAACTCAGCGTATCACCGCACTTCCTACATTGGTGGCTAATAAGAAGTTTTCTGAGTATGCTATTCCAGATGGCACTTTAGATTACAAGGTGGATGATTCAGGTGAGCCTGGTTATCAGTCTTTCAAGCATTCTATTGAATTTGCCTTAGCTGGTAGTTCTGATGCTTTGCATGGAGAGATGGCTAAATTCACAAATGCAGGAGCGCTTATCATCGTTCAGGATAAATCTGGTGATTATGCTGTATGTGGAAGCACTGATGATCCTATTTTCTTGAAAAAGACCTTTGCTTTGGGTAAAAAAGGGAATGATAAGCGTGGCTACACTTTAAAAGGTGAAGTCGATGGCTTGTCATTTGGCTATATGCGTTTGCAAACTGCATTGGTACCTACCTTGGAGATCAATACTGTAAGCTTGTAATACCATGCTTAAAAAATACAGAATAAAGGAAAGTTTGAACCATGGGGAGGGAAATCCTCCTCGTGGTGCATGTTCCCCAAGTATGGGGATTGTTCCATTAGATGCTACTAAATTGACCGATGTAGTAGCTAAAAAACTTTTGGAAGAGGGATGCCCATTTATTGAAGTAGTACCAGCTAAAACTGAATCTACTGTCAAAGCAATTTCAAAGGACCAATCAAAATAAATTATCATGGCCAAAATAGCAATAACTTTTGCTGAGCGAGTTAAACTCTCAGCAAAAAAAGAATTAGAAAAAATGAAGGGGGATTTAGCATTAGAAGATGCTCCAACTCCAGAACCAGCTCCAGAACCAACTCCAGAACCAACTCCGGAACCAGCTCCAGAACCAGCTCCAAAAGCTCGAAAAGCATCTGTTAAAAAATAACAATTGCTATCTATTTTATTAAAAGCAGGTAATTACTACCTGCTTTTTTTTGTTTAAAAAATGTCCTGAAATGGCAATTGCCATTTTTCTAAATTCGTTCATGATAACTAAAGAGCATTTAAAGCAACGTATGATAGCTAGTGCTATTCTAGAAAGAATGCAAGCTGAATATGACCAAGATTTAATAGACCTACCAACTCTTGAAAATCAGCGTTCAATAGTCAAATCTTATGCTACTACTAATTTTGAACCAGAAGTAATAAAACAGATACCTGTAGAAACCCCAGTAGATGATTTGATAGAAGAATCTATAACTAAAGATGATGTAAATCCATTATTGGCCGGAATTCAAAAACAGATTTCTCAATTGGACCAGCTGAAGACAAAAAAAATCAATGAGCTTCGAAATATGCCCAGGGATATTTGTCAAGTGGAGTTAGTCCAGGAAATTAAGCAATTGAGAGAAGATTATTTAAGTAAAGTAGATGAGTACCATTATGCTAGGGTTCATGGAGTAGCTGTACAAGAAACAAAAGAAGAAACCATAGTAACATTGGACCTTCCTACTGATAGACTAGAACTAAATCGAAAGATGCTTAACATTCGTACGAATTTGTCCAAATATAGAGGGTATCTAAAAGCAGCTAAAACTCCAGCTAAAAAAGCTCATTACTCAAAATTGATTTCACAGGCTGAAATACAGATCAATTTAATCTCAAGCAAAATAGGATAGCATGTCAAATATTGTTTCTAAAGCAGGCTCATTCAAAAAGATCAAGGCCTTATTAAAAGTTGATGAAAGCCGCTTAGATAAATATTTGCGCTTTTATGCTGGAGAGGTTCTCTATGAGCAGTCATCAGAATATCCCAATAAGGACTTTTTAACGGATACTGATCGTGAAATGCTGGAGCGTTACAGAAGAGTATTTTCCATGTTCAAAGTAGGCCGTACAGATGAAATCATCAGGTCTATTATTTGTGCTGAGTATAAAATTGAGTGGAGACAGGCTCGAAATATTGTGAATGATGCCTATTATATTTTTGGTGTTATTGGTAATGCTGATCGGGAAGGAAAAAAGAGAGTAAGTATTGAATATTATCGGTCATTAGCGAATTTATGTGCTAAAAATAGAGACTATGAGAATGCTGGGAAGCTTTGGGAGAAAGCTGATAAGCTTGAAGGATTATTTGATTTAGAGGCAAGCGGTCTTAATCCAGAAGATTTTAAACATGCTCCTACATTCGTATTTACAGATAATATCAATATTTTGAATCAGAGGCAAAAAGCATTAGACCTAGACGAATAATGAAGATTTTTGCACATCAAAAACAGATAAAATTCCTTAAATCAAGGGCCAGATTAAAACGTTTTATAGGTGGACGAGGTTCAGCAAAAACGCATACTCTTGGATTTTCAGCAGGAATGGCTCACTTGGAGATGCCTAGAGCAAAGTTTGCCCTTACTGGGCTTACTTACGTACAAATTGATTTAGTTGTATTACCGGTTATTCGTGAGGCTCTGGAGTATATGGGCATTTTTGAATTATCAAAGTCTCAGCCTTTCGGTCATTATGTTATTGGGGTTAAGCCTCCAGATCACTGGGAGAAACCGTATAAGAAAGTTGGTCGACTTGGTTACCAATACTGCATGAGCTTTATTAATGGGTTCACCATTCAGTTTGTCTCCCAGGATAGACCAGAAACTCATAGAGGTTTGAATATTGATGGTCAGTTTGATGATGAACAGGCTACTATGAGTGAAGATTTCATCTATAAAATCATTGCTAAAGCCATTCGTGGAAATGAGCATAAAAGATTTTCCAATTCAAGGTTTTTCCACTGTCATTATGGGTTTTCTTCTGCTGCCTGGTATCAGGAAGGGATGCATATTTACAAGCTTGAAGATGCCTGGAAAGAGCAGAATATTAAAAGGGGAGAAATGAGTTATGAAGAGCTTAAAAAGACAAAGCCCGAATTACTGTATGTGGAAGCTACATGTTTAGATAATCCTCTCACTGGTCAAAAGTATTGGGATGAACAGAAGTTAAGTGATGATCCATTAATATTTGATGTAGAAGTAGCCAACATGAGGCTAAGCACCCTTCCTAATGGCTTTTATTATGCATTTAAAACTAGTAAGCATGTATACTGGGAAAAGCAATCATACCAGTTTGATGATAAAATAGGTCTTCATATACATAGGTCAAATGATTATTTAGAGGATAAGCCTCTTGCAGTAACCCTTGATTTTAATGCGGACATTTGCTGGCTTGTAGTTTTGCAAGAGGTTTCTTCTGAAGAAAGAATCATTCGCTCAAATTTCATCAAGCCAAATACAGCCAATTCTGGGAAGGATATCGTTATTCAACAAGCAGAATGGTTCTGTGAAACATACAGCAATCATGCTTGTAAAGACATATTTGTCTATGGTGATCCTAATGGCAATCGTAGGAGTGAGTTGACTTCTGATAACAATAGACCATCATTTGACAGATTTTGTCAAGTATTGAAAAAGAATGGATGGGATGTATTCCGAAAAGAGCTTACATCTTATCCAAAGCATAAAAAGAAGTATGCTTTAATGAATAGTCTTTTATCTGAAGATGACTCTAATCTCCCTAAAATCAGAATTAATCAGCATACCAATAAGGTTTTGATTATTACACTCCAAGCAACTCCTATCGATGGAGAAACCTATACCAAAGTCAAAAAGCAAGAGAAGCTACAGCCTTTAGCTCGCAGAGAGTATGCTCCTGATGGTACTGATGCCTTGGATTATTATTTCTATGCGAAGTATGGGCATAGGGTTGGCTCCAGTGGTCAAATGAAAAATCAATTATATATCTATCGGGGCTAACTAGTCTCACATAAACCCATTTTATATTCTGGATTTTTTATGGCAATTGCCTTCTAGGGTAAAGTGCGGGCCTTCGCTGTGAGTGATTTGCATTAAAATAAGTCGTTTTGATGCCAAAATATTGATAATCAGCTGTTTATAAATAAAAATGTTGCAAAAATAGGTGTGTTTTCAGTAAAAAAACTGTCCTTTTTAAAAAAAAAGGAATGAGTTAATCTTGTTTTAAGCTAAAAACAATGAGGACAATCTATTTCAATGAATTTTTATCAGAAGTAAATAAGCCCAATTCTGTATTCTCATTGGGTTTTTATAAGGCAAATGGTATTTACGTTGAAAAAAGTAACATCATGAGTCGAAGTTCTCATTTTGGTGAACGCAAAAAGTTTAACAGAAATGGCCTTTTGAGATGTATTGAAAGGTCAAATAGTCAAGTTTTTGATGTTACCATTGATTTAGTCATGAATTTCAATGGAATGGAAATTGTAAGAATTTAATCAAAATGGTAGAGAAAATTTCAGCTAATGTCTATGTCGTTCACCATGCTAAATCCAGTATTGGAGTAACATTTGGGAATGCCCATGATTCAGGCTATGATGGAATGACAGGCTCTTCAAAGTCTGCTGAATATGTGCCATTTGGAGTAGATGATAAGATGCTACATCAGTTTCATCAAATCTGTACATCTTCACCAAATAAGTGGCCACTTTTAAAGACAAAGCGTGATTTTATGCTTGGTCGAGGAATTGATATTTTGACTAAAACTGTCAAAGATGGCAAAAAGGAATATGTTCTTGAGAATGACCAGGAGACAATCCAAATCGATGAATTTTTAGAAAATATCGGATATTATGAAACGCTAAAAGCAAAGGCCATGGATATATGCTTTGCTTCTAGATATTTTGTCAAAATATCACTTTCACCTTTACCTCTAAAAGTTGATACGTATGAGCGAGTGGATCCATTTCACTGCAGACCTAAAAAGATGTCAGCAAGTGATAACAGAATAAATACTTATGTTCTTAATGCCAATTTTGGTAAAGCGGACTATAAAAAGTCAGAGAATGTAGAGATTCCTGCCTATGATCCTAAGAATCCTACTGCATATCCTGTGTTCATTGTAGATGTAAGGGATATTTATCCTGGACAGACTTACCATCCAATAGCAGAATGGTGGGGAACGAAAGACTGGACAGAGGTAACTAACAAAATCCCCAAATTTCATAGTTCTGGGCTTGATAATGGATATAATATCAAATACCATATTTCTGTTCCAGATAATTACTTTGAAAAGGATTCTTACCCAGAGGGATATGATGAGGAACGGTTGAAAAAAGAGGTTTTAGACAATATTGGGGAAACGTTATCAGGCATTGACAATGTAGATAAAACGCTTTTTACCTTCCATAAGGTCCTTTCTGAAGGTAGATATGCTGAGTCTGGAATTAAGATTATTCCACTAGAAAATAAAATGAGTGATGATGCATATACATCACTATTTACTACAGCAAATACAGTTCAAGCTTCTGGACATAGAGTACTACCAGTTCTGGCAGGTATTGATACTGGAGGGAAGCTAGGCGGATCAGGTAAGGAGCTGGAGGCAGCTGCTAATTTTCAACAAGGGTTTTTAACTTATTCAGATCGGGAGTTATTACTGGCTGATTTTCAAGTGATCAAAAAAATCAATGGATGGAATAGAAATAAGGTGGCCATGTTTGAGGATATCAAGCTTTATACCTATGATGTAACTCCTTCTCAAGCCACTCAAAATCCTAATAACAATGCTAATTAAGAATGAAGTAGAGCTTAAGAATGTATTAGGCGGTGTCCAGCAATCTATTTCTTGGTCTACCATTGAGCCATTTGTAAAGCAAGCTGAGCTGAAGTTTATAGTAGATGAAATTGGTCGAGAATTTTATGATCAATTATCTACAACCCCTACTCCTAATGCAAAAGAGGCTCAATTATTAGAATACCTAACTATAGCTTCCGGCTACTATGCTTTAGGTATTGGCTTACCTCAGCTTATCGCAACTTTTGGAGATATGGGAGTCTCATTTGTAGATAAAGCCCAGGTAACTCCTTTGACAAAGTGGGCCTATTCTGAAATATTATCTTCCAGTATCAAAGCTGCTGATGATGCGATGGAAAGTGCCATGGCATTTTTAGATAATAATAGTGAAGATTTTTCAACCTGGAACGGTAGTCCAGAAAGAGCACATGCTAAAAGTTTATTCCTAAGCTCAGCATCTGATTTAACCTTGTTTTTCCCTCCTGTAAAAGAGTCTCGTAGGCTTTATAAAAGGATTAGAGGTTATATCTCAAAAGTTGAGGAGTATCAATTAAAGCCATTATTGGGTAAGGATTTTATGGATTATCTAAAATCTAGTACTGATAGTGAAAAGCAAGAGAAGCTTGAGCTATTAAGTATCATTAAACATTATTTAGCAAATAAATCCTTTGCTGAAGCTATTCCATTTCTTAATCTAAGCGATGATTTTAAGTTAATGATGAGCTCCGATTCTGTCATTGCTGAGTCGTTTATAAATACTGCAGGATTAGACCAGACCAGAAGAGAGGAGTTAAGGCTTTCCTGTGAAGAAGCAGCTCAAAATTATCTCAAAAAGACTAAGGATTTTTTAATTGATAATGCATCTAATACAGTGTTTCCTACTTTTTATGCTTCAGCATTTTATGCAATACTGCCAAAGACAAAATCAAGTTTCACTAAAAATGATCCTTCCAAACCTTACGTAATTTTTTAATCGATGAAGAATTTTTTAGAAAACTTAGGCATTGACATCGCTCTTATGATAACTGGATTTTTTGGATCAGTTTTCATGGTCTCAAAAACTGCAGCACAAAATATCAAAACTTCCCTAGTCGGAATAGTATCAGGAACATTGGCCGCAAACTACTGTACTCCAATAGTTCTGGAGATATTCCAGTTTCAAGGTAAATCTCAATTTGGGATAGCTTTTATTCTAGGCTATTTGGGGGTAAAAGGTGTAGAGCGATTCATTACCCGATTTATTAACAAAAAAATAGAAGAATGATGGAGACAAAATTAAATTTTATAGCCAATCTCATCATGTTCGTTTTTGGCTTGATTCTTTACTTAAATGTGTTTGCAGGCTTAGGTCATAAAAGAGCAATTTCTAAGCAAATGCTTGCTTTCATCCATTTTTTTAAACTTGGAGTAGCTTGTTTTTTGACTAGGACTCTCTTTAATATTTTATCATGCCCTCATCCAAGTTGGCCAGAATTGATCTTCAATTTTTTTATTGATGCAGTATTAATCGGAGGCTTTATAAAGCACTATTTTTTATACGAAAAAAAATGAGTCAAAGGGATCAAGTTACATTAGATCGAATTGAATTACTTCACCCATTACTTAGGGATGAAGCATTGAAAATTTATCAAAAATGCTGTTCTGCCCTTACTGGAAGAGCAACTGTTCGATTTACCTATACTACTCGGTCTTTTAAGGAACAAAATCTATTATATGCTCAAGGCAGAACTAAGCCAGGGAAAGTAGTAACAAAAGCAAAAGCAGGATTTTCATTCCATAATTATGGTTTGGCCATTGATATCTGCTTGATTATAGATGGTAAGGAGGCTTCCTGGAATGATTTGAAGGATTTTGACTATGATGGATTAGCAGACTGGATGGAGATAGTAGCAATATTTAAAGAGTTTGGATGGGAATGGGGTGGAGACTTTAAATCTATTTTAGACAAGCCTCACTTTCAAAAAACATTTGGGTATAAAGTAGAAAAGCTTTTGACCATTTATAATGCTGGTCAATTGGATATTAGTGGATTTGTTAAAATAGCTGCTTGATGATACTTCTTCTATTTTTTAAGGACCTCATGAATAAGTTATTATCCCCAATTAGGGTTCCATTTTTATTACTGGTTCTAATCCCTCTGATGGGGATTGCTTTTTGGATTCATTCGAAACACAAAACTAGGAAGATTGAAGCATTAGAAGTAAGTATTCAGAAAGCTAAAGACTATGCCCAATTAATTCACTGGAGAGATTCTATCATCATTTTATCAATTAACCATGAAATTGACTCGATTAAAAATACTTCTTGGATTTATATGGGTACTGTTGACCGGATGTCAGATAAAGAGCTACAGTCAGAGCTTTCAAGGCGATTTGAAAAGTGATACGGCAAAATTTTATTTATCTAGAGTAGGGGCCATTCAAGCAATTAGAACAGCTGAGCAGTTAAGAGTTTCAAAGTTTGAATTAGCTAGAACTAAAATGCTCCTTGATATTTATCGAAATCAACGAGATAGTAGCGTGATAAGCTCTTTTATCGTTCAAAGAGAGCTTTTGCAGGTTAAACAAAGAACAGAAGCATTATCCATCAAGTTTAAGTCAGCTAATATAGAAAGGTGGGCTTGGAGAGGTGGTTTTTTATTTTCTGCAGTAGTTATAATTATTAAGGCTTCTGGTCAATAGTTTAAATTTTGGCATACATGAAAAAAGTATCACTAGAAGAGAATGGAAAGCAAAAGGTATATTTAATACCTGAGAATTTTAGTGAGTGTACAAGTGATCAAATCTCATTTATTTTAACTTCCCAGCTAACTATTTATACTCTTGACAGCTTAGGTGATCATGATAAATCAATGATAGTTAAGCTTGAAGTATTATATCTATTATCAAAAATACCAAAGAAATTATTTGCAAGACTCACACTAGATCAGCAGTATATCATCTTGAAATTAGTTCATTGGTCATTTTCTGCCAGAATTGAAACTAAGCCATTTGAATTCTTCGTATATAATAAGGTTAAGTACTATTTACCAGCTGATAATTATGCTGATACGAGTTCATTTGAATGGGCTATTTGTAATATTTTTTATGTCAATTTCTCCCAGAACAATCTAAATACAAGCTTATTCTATTCATTAATTGCTACTATCTGTAGGCCTGAAAGAAAAGACATTAAGTCCTTTATGCAGGATCCTAAATTATGGAATGGAGATAGGAGAGAAATCTATAATTCAATCAATTCAAATCAAAGAGCTAAATATTTTGAAGCTATACCAATGGGAACTCTTTTAGCTGTTTTTCAATATTGGGAGGCTGTAAATAATCGATTTGTAGAAAGGAATAGCGAGCTTTTTGAGAGCAGCGATGATGCTCCTATGTTTCCTAATGGTGAAGGATGCCTCTCTCTTTTAGAGGATGTAGCTGAAGAGGGAATTCTAGGAGATTTAGACAAGGTTCACCAAGCGAATATCCATGGACTTTTCGTCTATCTAAGGCATAAAAGAAAAAAAGTGGAAGTGATGGAAAAGGAAATGAATAAACATACACAGCAATGATAAAAGGGGATTTAACAAGCTTTGTTAGCTTAATTCAGGAGACAGTGGAAACAAACTTTCCAGCTGTGAAAGCTTTTATTTATGGTCATGCTAATAAAGTAATAGCAGCATCTAAGTCAAATACTTATCCTATAATTCACCTAGCTAGACCGATGATTGAGACAATTGGGAATGGATTTGGAGCACCTAACACTGTTTTTTATGCTGAAATAACAGCTATAACCAAGGTCAATTTATCGGGAATGCAGGCTACTCATAATTCTAATGAATTAGAGGCGGACAATTTGGCTTTAAATATGGTCTTAGAGCTTGAAACTCATTTGAGGGATAAGGCTAGAGAGTTTGAGTTTGAATTTAAACTTCTATCTGAATTTGAACCGCTAATACCAGGATGGATAGATCAGGTAGTAGGTTGGAAAATGACATGTCAAATTACATTGGGGGCCAATGTTCAAATAGGTTAATTATGGATATTTCTTTTGTTGCAAATACGAGTTATAAAACAGCTTTTTTAGCTAAAAATAAGGTTTTGGTAAATGTAGACCCAGCGAGTCTAACTATTTTGGATAGATCAAAGCTTCGCTATTATTTGACTTTGGTTGTACCTACTTATTCAGGTGCTCCTCTTGCTTCATGGGTTGAATTGCCAGCGATGGAAGGAGTAGAAGAGCCATTGGAAACATTATCAGACAGCTCAGTTGTTGCTAGAGGAGCATTTTTTGAAATTGGAAATATTTTAAAAAGCTTGGTAAGTTCATCGAGGCCTGATTTTAACCAGGTATTAATTAAGGGCATTCCTAATTATGTATCACCTTTACGGTTCAAATCAGAAATTAAGAATAATTCTGTAGCCATTGGGTCCCCAGTTTTAAGTGATATCAAATACACTATTTGCGGTGGAATATCTGAGAGTGATAACCATTTTTGGGGAATTGATTTTATTAAAAAATCCATTGGGGAAGCCCATAGATTTTTAAATCATTCCTCTTATAAGAGGCTGCATCCTAATCAGCCATTTTATCTGTATTTTTTAAATAATCTACAGCCATCAGCTCAAGCTATTAAGCTTAGAGCTTTCCGTTATTTTGAAGATGGTACGAGTGATGCAGAAGCATTTAATGTAAGCGTAATGGCTGCCATTTTTATGAATGTTTATTGTGTTCCTTCTCATCCTGATTTGATTGGTAGTTCAAGGTTGACTGGCGAAAATAGAATGACCAGTTATTCTGTTTGGTTAGTCAATGAAAATAACCAGGTTATTTCTGAGGTTGTTAATTGTACCATTGATTATTCAGATTACCAACTTGTGAAATTCATTTTATTCCGAAATAGTTTAGGCGCTTACGAGAGTATTTTCCTTCCAGGTAGAACTACTGAGAAAATGGGAATCTCAAGAGAGCTAGTTGAGCATTCTACTTCTTATAATCATCTTGGTTTTTTTTCTGAAAAAGTGGTGAATAGAGTAAACGGAGAAAGGGAATTAACCTTGAATAGTAGCTGGATAGATGAAAATGAAAAGGAATTATTTCTTCAATTGGCCATGAGTGAAGATGTATTGATTGTTAGCAATCAGCAATATATTCCCATGGTAATAATGAATGATGATCATTTGATTTATGATTCTGAAGAAAAAGTAGTAGGTAGGTCATTTACATTTAGATATAGCTCCTTAGAGTCTAATGTGTCTAATTTGCCAGTATTTCCAACTGCAGAAGCTAGGGCTACTGGATGGAGAGGCTATGGTACTATGGCTTGTGAATTAGATATCTATGGTAAGAGAACAGGTAAGGGAAAAATTAGCCATTTGGAGTTATATTATTTGGATGATAATAGTTTTGTTTTACCACATACAGTTAAGCTAAATGTGGAAGGTACAGTAGGTTATATTGGAATTCAAACAACGGGGCTTTGTAGCTCTACTCCATATTTGAGTAATAGTTATTCTGCCATTGGCACATTTAAAAAGTCTACTTGTGGTAATGGCTATACCGGTGGGTTTGCCACGATTAGTATTGCAGCAAATAGATGGGGTTCTGAAGCTAGTCAGAGTGATGCAGATGCAAAAGCATTAGATGAGTGGAGAGCATTAAACACTCAAGGTTACGCTGATGCTAATGGAACTTGTACACTAGTAAATTCTGGAAACTTAAGAGCAAAGTTCTTTACATTCTTTCCTGATGGTACAGGTGTGGCTCCTGAAGGTATTTATTCAAATACTCCTACTTTGAATGTATTACTAAATTCATTGTTCATTGATTCTACTGTTCTATCCGGATTGGGTCTACCAATTGATTATGTAGCAGCTCGATTTACTGGGTTTATTAAGGCCCCAATTACTGGCCAAATTCAGATTTATATTACTTCAGATGATGGTGTTAGATTGAAGTGGGATAATATGCTTGTATTAGATGCTTGGATTAACCGTGGAGCTACTGAGAATATTATAACCTTGGATGTTATAGCTAACCAATATTATCCATTCTTACTAGATTTTTTCGAATATAACGGATTAGAGTATCTAAGTGTTTCATGGAGTTATACAGGTCAAGTGAAAATTGCCATCCCTTCAGCAAATATGTTTTATGAATAATTTGGAGAGTGATCGCTTCATAAGACAAGCGATAAAAACCATTTTTTTATCTGGAGTAATTTCTGAGGCTGTCAAGCAGTTTCAGGATTCTATTGATCGAGCTAATTTAATTGCTACACAAAAATTACTTAAGGATTTCTCTTCTACAGTGATTGATGACAATCAAGGTATCATAGGCGAAATAAGCTTTAATGCCTATGGTCGTTTTCAAGATATGAAAAACGTTCAATGGAATTTTAAGAAGCCTCCAGTGGATGAATTAGAAAAATGGATTTCAGTTAAAGGAATTAGCAATTTTGCTTGGATAGCAGGATATGAGAAAACAGGGAGGGTTCCATCTGAAAGTTTAGCCATGAAGAAAATAGCTTGGGCTATTTCTCATTCAATGCAAAATGGGGATGCTGCGAAAAATAGAAAAGGAAGATCCTGGTACAATAAAACCAAAGTTAGGATTATGAATAATATTGCTGAGAAAATTAGCAAGGAAATCAATATTCTGCTTGTAAATAAAATGGCTAGTTCCATATCTGGAACTGGAGAGGTTACTTTTTAAGCTTTGATTAATGCATAACTAGTAGAAAATATGGCAGTTATAGCTATTTATTTGTAAACAAATTCTATTTAATGTATAGTTTTGTTGTGTATTAACGTACAAGTTATTCACAATCTACAATAAACCAACCCAAACTATCATGGCAATATCTATTAAAAGCGTGCCTATTTTAAAAGATAAAGTAGCTCGCAAATTCGTTGTACTTAGAACAGTATTGGGTAGTCAAAAGCTGGCTACTGAAGCTATGGACATGCTTGAGAAGTTTGCTTCAGAAACTCCATTTTCTTTAGACCAGTTGACAGGTAGCTACATCAAACTAGTTCAGCGAGGTATCAAAGTTACTGCAGTAGAATTGACTAAAATTGGAGATTTAGCCTCATCACAGGGGAAAGAATTTGACCAGCTAACAGAAGCATTATTGGATGCTAGTACTGGAGAGTTTGAGCGATTGAAGGAGTTTGGTATCAAAGGGAAGACCATGGGTGACCAAATCACATTGACCTTTGGCAAGGTTCAAAAAGTGATAGCAAATACTCCAGAAGCTATTCAAAATGCTGTGATATCCTTTGGTGAATTAAATGGAGTCATGGGAGGAATGGCTAAATTACCTAAAGATTTAGCTGTAATACAAAGTAACCTGGGAGATATATTTGATGATTTGAGAGTTCGGATATTAAAGAAATTAGCAATTTTGCTTGGATAGCAGGGTATGAGAATACTGGGAGAGTCCCTTCTGAAAGTTTAGCGATGAATAAAATAGCTTGGGCTATTTCTCATTCAATGCCAAGTGGAGATATGGCAAAAAACAGAAAGGGTAGATCATGGTGCAATAAGACCAAGGCCAGAATAATGAGCAATATTGCCGAAAAAATAACCAAAAAGATTGATCAAATGCTTGTAAATAAAATTGCTAGTTCTATATATGGCATAGGAGAGGTTACTTTTTAATAGTTCTTACATCATCACTGTAAGCTTTTTCTAGCTTAAAACCGTCCTTAATTCCTTTTTGTAGTTACTGCTTATTTGTAAAAAATACAAATAGGCATGAGCTATACAGAAGAAGGAAGAATTAAACTGATAGTAGATGATGTACAAGCTTCAGTAAAGTGGGAGCAAAATAAGCAATCTATTTCCCGAATAAAGAAAGAGCTGGAGGACCTAGCCACTTCAGGAGCGAAGGGGAGCGAAGGATATAAGAAATTACAGCAAGAGCTTAATGGATTGAATAATGAGCAGCGTTCACTAAAAATGAACATTGATGTTTCTTCTGCCAGTGTTAATCAATTACAAGAGGCCTTAAGGTATTGGACCAGTCAAGCTAAACAAGCAAAACAGGGATCAAGTGAATGGGTAGCAGCGACATCTAAAATAGCAGAAATTAGGCCTCACCTTACTCAAGCTACTACTGAGCTAAATTCATTAGGTAATGTAGTCAAAGCCCAGCCTTCTATTTGGGCAAATTTCAAAACAGTTGCATTAGGAGTCTTTGCCGGTCAAGGTCTAATTGGATTAGTTCAGGGGGCCATTACTGGATTAAAGAGCTTTGGTATGTCAATCTATGATATGACAGCCAAATTTGAGAAGTATGAGACTGTACTTAGAACAGTATTGGGTAGTCAAAAGCTGGCTACTGAAGCTATGGCCATGCTAAAGAAGTTTGCTTCAGAAACTCCATTTTCTTTAGACCAGTTGACAGGTAGTTACATCAAGCTAGTCCAGCGAGGCATCAAAGTTACTGCAGTAGAATTGACTAAACTTGGAGATTTAGCCTCATCCCAGGGCAAAGAGTTTGACATGCTAACAGAAGCATTATTGGATGCCGGTACTGGAGAATTTGAGCGATTAAAAGAGTTTGGTATCAAAGGGAAGACCATGGGGGACCAAATCACATTAACCTTTGGTAAGGTTCAAAAAGTGATTGCAAATACTCCTGAAGCTATTCAGAATGCAGTAATATCCTTTGGTGAATTAAATGGTGTCATGGGAGGCATGGCTAATATCTCTAAAGATTTAGCTGGAAAACAAAGTAACCTGGGAGATACTTTTGATGATTTGAGAGTCCGGATAGGGAATAAATTAAAACCAGTATTTCATTGGTTTTTAGATGCATTATATCAGTCAATTGGCCTTGTAGTCTCTCTAGGTAGAGTCGTTCTTGAAGGAGGAAGATTTATAGCTGAGGTTAGCCCGGCTATAGCAGGATTTGCTGTGGCTATTTTAACCATGAATGCAGCTAATATTAAGGCTGCTGCCAGTGCTTTATATCATACGACTATAGAAAAAGGAAGGGCTGTTTATATTGCCCTTTCTGCGTCAGCTATGAGGGCATTTAATCTTGTTATGGCTGCGACTCCACTGGGGGCCATTGGACTTTTAATTGCAAGTGCTGCAGCTGCACTAGTTTATTTTTATAATAAATCTGAATCAGCACAAGCTGCAGTAAGAGGGCTTTGGAATGCATTGAAAGCGATAGGAACCACTATTGTTACTGTTATTAAGGCAATTGCTTCCCTAGATTTTTCTAGTGTAGCTTCAGCTTTTTCTAATGCCGGTAAAAACATTGGAGCAGCTTATGAAAAAGGCTATAATGAAAAGACTGCTGAATTTGCCAAATCTAGAAGAGATAAAGAGCTAGCTGCTCAAAAGGCTCATTTAATGCAGTTAGAAGATAATAAAGTCGCTGCCATTAAAAATGAGGATCAAAGGGAAAAGGCCCGGATGGATTTAGCCTACAAGCGAAAAGTAGAAGAAATCAATTCTACCATCAAAGATGCCACAGTAAGAGATCAAAAATTAGCCCAGCTGGCCACTCAGCATGAGGGGGAAATTTCCAATATTGGAAGAGCAGCCAGGGAAAAACGTAAGCAGGAGCAGGAAGAAGCAGCCAAAAAATTTAAGGAGGCTGAAAAAGAACGCTTAAAGGATGAGGAGGAGCTATTAAAGCAGATTGGAAATGCTAAAATTGAAGCTATAAAAGATGATAATGAGCGTCAATTAGCCAAACTAAAGCTAGATTTTGAGCGTGATAAGGATGCTGTAGAAAAGTCTAAAGCCAATGCTCAAATAAAAGCTGAAGCATTAAAGCAACTGCAGTTAGCTTATGATACAAGTCTTCTAAATATGCAGGAGGATTTCCAGAAGAAGAAAGAAAAGATTGAGCTTGATGCCATTAAGAAAAAAGAAGCTGAAGATAAAAAGAAAGCTGATGAAGAAAAGGCTCGATTAGACCAGGAGAGAAAGGACCATAAGGAGCTTTTAGATGATAAGTTCAAGGCCGAAATTGATCAGGCTAAAATTAATCTAGATCTCACTAAGAAAAATTCCCAGGCTATGTGGGATGCTAAGCTTAGGATTTTAAATATTGAGGCAAAGCAAAAAGCTGATAGACTAAAAGCTGAAGCAAAGGCTGAGAGGGATAGAATTAAGGAAAGCCTTGATGCTCAAACAGAAAAATTCCGCAAAGAGGCTGATTTAGAAAAACAAAGAATTGCTGAAAGTGTTACTGATAAAACAGCTAGAGATCAGCAAATCAAGAAAATAGATGATGATACTCAGCTTGCTATCTTTAATTCGAATACTACTGCAGCATTAAGGCTAAAAGCCCTAGATGATAGATTAGTCAATGAGCTTCGATTAAATGATACTTCGCTTCAGCGAGACAAGATCAATTTAAATCAAGAGGCGAACGATGCTAAAGAACAAAGTAATCAAGAGTTTTACCAGGGATTAAATGCTGCCATGGCTGGGGACATGCAGTCATTCTTGGGATTTTTGAAGAAAAAGGCATTAGAGGATGGTAAGCATTTAAATGAAAGGACTCAGGCCTTTGCTAATCATGCCAATGGTGTGGGTTCATTAATGCTCAATGCTGTAAATCAGCTTATGCAATTGAATGCCAATTATACCAAATCCCAGCTAAATAATTTGACTTCTGAAAGGGATGCTAATTTGAAGAAATTAGATGAAGAGTATGAAGCTGGAGTATTAACAAAGGATGAACTTGATACTGCTAAGCTAAAGCTTCAGAAGAAATTTGATGAGGAAGCATTAAAGCTTAAGAAGGAGGAATTTGAACGAAATAAAAAGCTTCAAAAAGCTAATGCAGTTATAGCCGGATCAATGGCTATTTTAAGTGCTCTAGCTATGCCATGGCCAGTAGGTTTAGTAATGGCTGTTTTAGCTGGTGTTAAAACTGCTTATGAAATAAACCAGATTTCAGACCAAAAATTTGAGGGGAGAAAAGGAGGTATATTCAAAAATTATGGAGTAGCCCAAGGTTCATCCCATGGTAAGAAATATGGTGAAGCTGGAATAGTGATGCATGACCGAGTTACCGGTGCTGAGGTAGGAGAGATTGAAGGGGGAGAGCCTGTAATGGTTCTTTCTAAAAAGACCTACGCAAATAATAAGCCCGTAATTGATAGACTCTTGGAAAGTTCAATGTACAGAAATGGTTCACCGATTACCATGCAAGATGGTGGGGTATTTCAACTAGGACGAACTAAGATGATGTTTGCAGATGGCGGGGTATTTTCAAGGCCCACAGGAGTGATGCCGAGTGAAAGCAGTGAATCCTATATCAATGAGAATAAAGAGCTTCAAATCGAAGCAAATCGATTCTTATCTGGGATTTATAAACACATCATTGAACTTCTTAGTACAAATCAAGCTCAAAAGGGAATTTTGGAGGATATCCGGGAAAAAGATAATGCATCTGATATAATGCATGCCATTGAACGTAGACAGTCGACAACTATTAAAAGCCGTTTCTAATGTTTGGAATCAGAATAAATAATGAATGGGTAGATTTGTCCCCATCTATGAGTGATGGTCAAAGCCCAATTAAATTGAGTCGCTATAATTCACTATTTGATTTTGAAGGAATTAGTGGTTCTCAAGTAAATGATTTTTCCGTACCATTTACTCCAAAGAATGATGAAATATTTGGGTGGTTCAGACTTCCTCAAATCAAATACAATTACCAGGAATACTACTGTGAGAAGGTTGCAGATGGATATATCATTGAGCGAGGTTATGTTACAATTGTAAATTGTACTGAATCAGAGTATGTACTCACCTTTTCTCAAAATTTAAGTGAAATATTTGGGGTGTATCATAATATGCCCATGAATCAGTTTCCTTTAGGTATAGTACCAATTGCACCTATTAAAGATGCCAATCATTTAACAGATGCAATTTGTTGGCCAACTGTGGACAATAATCTATTCTATGGGACCAATACTTTAGCTGGATTTACAGGAAAAATGAATAGCTGGTCAGGTCTCACTTTGAATGATATTGCTAGAGTGCCTATGGTATTTTTAAGGCACTTTTTTGAACAGTTGGCTAATCGATGCAGTTTTAAATTTAAAGGCACATTTTTCACATCTGATATCTTTAAGCGAATGGTATTTGTTAATACCCAGAGCATAGATTTTAAATATGAAATATTCCTGGAAGATCATTTACCTGCGGACCTTACTATCTCCGAGTTTATTAAAGAGCTTCGTAAGCTATTGAATCTAGCTATCTATTTTGATATTACAAATAGGATTATGTATGCCTATTGGGGCAATGAATTATTAGATAAGCCTGTACGTAGAAATTGGACAAAAAAAGTTACTCCTTCGACTGCAAGAACTCCTGAATTAGCCAATAGATTAGAATTAGATTGGGAGTTAGATTCTAATGATAATCTTTTTAAACCTAATATTTACTATCCTTTGCCTACTGGGTTTAGCAAATATCAGTCAAATGCAACAGGTGAAATATTCCAAATTAAGTCTAAGATCTCTACAATTGTAGAAGTATCAGGAACTGCGATAATGGAACAAATTGGTATTAGTAGCAGGTTTAATCAAACAGGTTCAAAATTTTCTCCCAGAATTGCTTTCTGGAAGGGATTAGTATATGATGATCCAACTATATCTAATGCTATGGATGGTCTAACATTAGGATTTGTAGGGTCAAATCCAATTATTACTAAATGTTATTGGAACTATGAAAAACTAAGAAGAAATACCTGTTATAAAACCGTTATAGCAGACTTGAATGCCATAGATCTTTATGCGATTGATTGGCACAATAATCCCGATGCTGATCATGCTGTATTTATCGATGGGAAGGAATATTATATCACACAAGTAGAAGTTTTATTACCACTCCAGGGAGTATCAAAATTATACTTGATGGAAAAACCTTAGAATTCTGGGAATTTATTGATTTGATCGTAGTCGATAAACAAGCCTAGGTCCCTTAAATACTTTTGAGTAGTTGCTAAATCTGAATGCCGGCACTGCTGTCGAAGTAGTTCAATGTTTTGAGTAGCTTGGAATAAAGCAATAGCTCCAGAATGCTTCCAGGAATAGGTATCAAATTTAAGTCCATCAAGATTTATTCTTTTTAATATTGCTTTATGTTTGTTATAAAAATGTTCCTTCCCTAATGCAATTGGCCCAGGTAGTCCATCATCTCCAAATACATAATAACTCTCTGGGTAATCTCTAAGCTTAGCTTCTTGGATTATTTTCTCAAGAGCTGCTGGAATCATCACATGCTCTGTAGCATTATTCTTTGCATTCTCTGCAGGTACTCTAAGTGTTTTTTCTTTGATATCCTCAATCTTAAGTAATCTTAGCTCATAACGTGGCCGTAAAAAGGCAAAATAGATAAATTGAACAAAGAGTAATAATTGATGCTCTCCTCTGTAGATACATTCCTTTTTAAAATCTGCTATTTGATTTTTAGTGTAGGCTGCATGTCTAGTACTTAAATGAGGAAGTTTTTCAATTCCTTCAAAGGGGTTCTGAGTAATTACCTTTCTTTTTTTGTAGAAGTTGAAAATAGTAGAAATGGTCCCTTTGGTATTATTTCTTGACCTGTTTGAAATTTTATTTACATAGATAAGATCATCTAAAAATCTCATAGCCTGAACATCTGTAAACCTTTCTAAGCTTATTTTTTCAAGGTGGTTTTTGTCCAGGAAATTAGTAAGCCTTTTTACATCTGAAGTATAGCTTTGAAGAGTTCTCGGGCTTAGTATTGTTTTATGGAATGCAAGGTAATTTCTAGTAGCCTCTTTAAGAGTAGAAAAGCAATTGATTTTATTTATGTTTAGCTTTTCACTTAAGGTAGTGGGAGTATCTGCAGTGGCAAACTTATTGTAAGTCCCTCCAGCTTTTAAAAGTGGATCAATTTCTTCAATAACTTCTTTAGCATAAGCATAGCGGTCTTTGGCTCTTTTTTGATTTAGGGTAACTCTTCTACGATGAATTTTTTTTTCATTGATATCCCAGATGTAGTATTCTACATGCCAGACTTTATCCAGGCTTTTATCATAATCTCTAATCTTACAGAGTTTATACGGATAAATTTTTCTAGGTTTCTCAGCCATCTTTTCCTGGTTTAGAAAGTGATCCTGGTGGATTTCGATATCATGAATAAATTTTTGGGAAGTTGGATTATTTGTCAT